TGAAGCCCCTGTAGGTGCTTGCATAGGAGATCCCATTTGGGCTTGTCCTCCAGTAGCGGCTGTATTATTTTGAGTTCCATTTACCATCCCCATTATTTGTGCGAATATTGCTGCTCTATCAGGATCATTAATCACTTGTTCAGGATCAATATCCAGTGACTTAGCAACTTCTTTTAGTATTGTATGCCATTTAACAAACGGTGCTAATGAAGGATTAGCTGCGGTTTGCATAAAGGTCATAAGTCTTTGTGATCTAACTTCTTTTTGCATTAAAGAAGATGTTCCTCTTGCTTTAATTTCTAGATCACCTTTTATTTCAGGTTTGTCATCGTTAAATTGCATATTCCAATAAAATAATGTCTTACCTAGGGGCTTTAATAAATAATCGTCAACGTTTTTAATAACTGTTTTAATACTTAATGCAGCTGCACCCATTAACATTGACATTCCAGATGCAGTTCTTGTTGTTGATTGTACTCCTGTTGTACCATGAGAGTATGAAGGAATACCTGTTGACTCATCAGCTAGTTGTCTGAATCTATCAAACATCATCATGTTCTCAGTTGTTGTACTAGGAAATTTTACACCATGAATAGCTTGACCTGGCTGACCACTTTGTCTTCTAAATATTTTACCAGGAAATACTTTCATATCTTGACCTGGAGTTAACAATGTTTCATCAATATCAAATATTAAATTTCCAGATAATGCTAAATTATCAATAGCCATTCTTGCATGACCATTCATAATTTGTTGTGAGTCTTCCATATTTTCTGAAATACCTACACCAAAAAATTGATATGGATTTATTTCATATGGACAAACCATATATGGTAATCGTGTTGGTGTAAATGGATTAGGTGTACATCTTAAAACTTTATTTCCACATATCCATACATTTACTGATACAACATCTAATTCATCATCGTATTCAAAACCAATTTCTTTTGCAATTCTTTTATCTAATAATCCCCAATACTCTAATACTTCAAATCTATTTTTATATAAATTTTCTACATTTTCTCTATCATACAAAGAAGATTCATATCCTCTTGTTTGATAGTTTGGTCCCATCGCTAAACATTCACGAATTGCAGCCTCATCAAATAGTGGACGCTTTAATAAATCTGCAAATTGTTGTCTATTAAATGAATGACGTTGAATTACATATTCACTATCATTTATATTTGTTGCATTTGGATCTGCATAAAAATCCCAACAAGATACTGCTTCTAATTTTGGAACTGTTTTTATTTTTGCAGTATATATATCTTCACCTGTCTCTTGATCTCTATCCCATTTATGATATGTTTTATCTTCATTAAATGGACCTTTTAAAATTCCTGTACCTAATAAGCACATCTCAAAGAAGACATGTCTTAATATTTTAATAGCATCTGTTTCATCTAACTGATCATGTAAAACTTTTTGAAGTTTTTCTGCTGCTATTCTTGCAGGTTCAATCTGAGGCATTGATCTTGGATCAGGTGCTGGTCCTTCTTCTAAACCAATTGCTTCATAATTTTGAGCAAGATTCTGCATAAGCATATCTGCTGTTGCACCTTTAGGTAATTCTTTCCCATCACCAGGAAACCCATATGGATTTTCCGCTGCACCATTTGCTGCCCCATTCATTTGCTGCATCTGTTGAGGTTTTAGATGTGCGTATTCAGCCATTTCTTCAGGAACTGGCGTAGGTTCTACACCAATAGGAAATTTTCCCGAACCAAATAAAACTTCTATAATCTGACCAAATGATGCTAAAACTTTTGTCTTTGTAATCTTTACAAAAACTTTAGATTTTTCGTTTTCTCTAAAAGACATTTCAGGACCATAGAGTCCTCTATAGTTTCTATATGCTTTTAGCCAACGTTTTTCATCGTATAGTCTAGAAGTTTCAGCCTGCTGAAAACGGTTTCTAATATAACCTACTAAAGGATCAAATTCTTCTGTATATGGTTTTTTAGCCATTAATTAAACCTATTAATAATCTTTTTGATTAGCCATTTTAAAGATTGAAGGATCTACTTTTTCTTTTTTACCTGGTTTGTCTGCTGCAGAAGAAAAATCACCTTGTTTAATTTTCATATTAGGATCAATTTCTAATTTAGCATTTTTAACTTTACCAACATCAGGTGCAAGTTCTCCGTGCTTATATCTTTTATTAATGTTCATGTGCTCTCCTTATTTTTTTGTGTTATCAGTATGCCCTAAAAATTTTTTGTCTTTAGGGTTTCGTAAATACTTTATAGTATGCTTAAGACCACTTGCTACATTTTTAATTTTTTTCTTAATTGGATCGACTGTCATTTTATGTGCAGCTTTTATATCTTTCCATACAGGATTTTCATATTTTTCCTTTAATTCTTTTGTAACATACTCAAAAGAATCTTTCTCTAAAAAAGGTTTTACCTTCTTTAAAGTATCAAT